ACTTGCTCGCATGGCGCTACTACCGCGATGTGCGCGAGGTGCCGCGCCTGATCGCCGCCAACCCGCACGCGCCGCGCGCGTGCATCCTGCCCGCTGGGCTCAAGATCGCGGTGCCGCTGATCGAGCGTCCCGCCGCCGTCTCTACTGCCGGACTGCCGCCATGGAAGCGCTGACACCTGCCGTGCGCATCACCTACAACGGGCGCGACATCACCGCCGACCTCACGCCGTATCTGATGCGCGTCACCTACACCGACCGCCTCACCGGCGAGGCGGATGCGCTGGATGTGGAGCTGGCCGAAACCGATGCGGTCAAGAGCCGCTGGCTCTCCGAGTGGTATCCCGACAAGGGCATGGAGATCGCCGCCGAAATTGGCTATGCCGGTCAGCCGCTCGTCCCATGCGGGGCCTTCGATGTGGATGAGATCGAGGTCGAATCGCCGCCCATGACCATCCGCATTCGGGCGCTGGCGACCGGCATCAGCCGCGCGGTGCGCACGCGCATCGGCAAGAAATACGAGAACACTACTCTGGCTGCGATCCTTGACGAGATCGCCCAGCGCATCGGTGCCAAGCGCAAGGGCGAGGTGGCAGACATCCCCATCGACCGCGCCACGCAGTACCAAGAGACCGACTGGGCCTTCGCGGTGCGCCTCGCGCGCGAATATGGCTATGCGCTGAAACTTACCGACAACAACAAGACGCTCGCCGTCATGAAGCTGGGCGAGGACGCTGAACCGGTGCGCACGCTTGCACCCCAAGATATGACGCGCCTCACCTACCGCGACCGCATCACCGAGGTGCCGTCGCGCTCCGAGTTGCGCCATCACGACGCGGCCACCGGCCAGCTCGTCATCTACGACGTGGCCAGCGGCAAGATGATCCCTGTCGAACATGTCGCGGCTGCCGACACGAAGAAGCGTCATGTGCGCGCCAAGACCCCAGAGCAGGCCCAGGCCATCGCCGAAGCTGAGCAGGCGCGGCATGAGATCGACAAGACCAGCCTCGAAGTGCAGCTACCCGGCGATCCGCGACTGGTGGCGGGCGCAGCGGTGGATGTGACCGGCTGGTCGCGGCTCGATGGTCGCTACCTGATCATCGAGGCGCATCATGAGATCGATCGCGGCAGCGGGTATGCCACGACGCTGCTGCTCAAGCGCATCAAGGAGCAGGCATCATGATCGAGACCCTGCGCGAGTCGCTCGCCACGCTGCGCTTTGGCTTCGTGACCGAGGTCGATGCCACCACCCATCGCGTGCGCGTGCGCCTGCCTGACCTGGACGATCTGGAAACCTACTGGCTGCCGGTGTTGGTGGCGCGCACGCACCGCGACCGCTTCGAGCATCTGCCCGACGTGGGCGACCATGTTGCGCTGCTGCTCGACCCGCGCGGCGAGGAAGGCGTGGTGCTAGGCGCGCTCTACTCCGCGCGCGATCCATCGCCGGGCGGCTCTCCCGACATCACCCGCGCGACCTTTGCCGACGGCACCACAGTCGAATACGACCGCGCGGCGCACCGGCTGTTTGTTCACTGTGTGGGCGACATCGAGATCATCTCTGATACCCACATCATCATGCGCGCGCCACGTATTGACCTTAACCCGTGAGGAGACAGCCATGCCTGCCGCACACCGCCATACCGACATCTGCACCGGGCACGGCTGTTTCCCGCCGCGCGCCAATGCCGAAGGCAGCCCCGACGTGTTCGTCAACGGGTTGGGCTGGCATCGCGTTGGCGACGGCTGGCAGCCGCACGGCTGCGCGGTCTGTGCGCCGCATGGCGGCGTTCTTGCGGCGGGCTCGGCCACCGTCTTTGTCAACAGCAGAGCCGCCGGGCGCATCGGCGATCCAGTCTCCTGCGGCTCCAGCGCCGCGACTGGAAGCGATAATGTTTTTGCTGGGTAAGTCCTATATGAGCACGCACCCATCCACCCACCACTGGCAGCCCGCACTCGGAAAGGACGGCTTCGTCGAAGGCATCGACGACATCCGCCAGGCCATCGCCATCATCTTGCGCACGCCTCAAGGCAGCGACCCGCTGCGGCCCGACTTCGGCAGCCGGGTGTGGATGTATCTGGATCACCCGATCGACCGCGCGCGCCCGCACATCGTGCGCGAGACGGTCGAGGCGATCCGCCGCTGGGAGCCGCGCGTCAAGGTCACGCGCGTGGTGGTCGCGCTCGATGACGACGCGGCCATCCGCGTCACGGTGTATTTCAAGCTCGCCGAAGGCGGCGACGAAATCAGCGCCGAAGTGAGGCCGCGATGAGCGATCTGCTCAAGATCATCCCGGACGATCCGCAGGCGGTGACCGCTGAGATCATCGCCGCCTACGAGACGGCCACCGGCAAGACGCTCTATCCCGCGCAGATCGAGCGGCTCTTGATTGATCTCATCGCCTACCGCGAAACCCTGCTGCGCGCCGCGATCAACGACGCCGCGCGGCAAAACCTGGTGCGCTTTGCCCGCGCGCCCATGCTCGACTACCTGGGCGAACTGGTGGGTGTGGCCCGCCTGCCGGGTGAGAGTGACGACCGGCTGCGCGCGCGCATCCTGGAAGCGCCGGAGTCCTTCAGCGTCGCCGGGCCGCGCCTGGCCTACCGACACCATGCCATGCGCGCCCACGTTTCGATTATCGATTGCGCGGTGCGCTCGCCTGAGCCGGGGCAGGTGGTGCTCTATCCCTTGACCGAAACCGGCCTGCCTTCCGCCGAAATCAAGGCGCTGGTGCTTGCCACCGCCTCCGCCGAAGATGCGCGGCCCATCTGCGACCAGGTGAGCGTGGAAGACCCGGTGGGCTACCCCTTCACGGTCAACGCAGTGTTGACGATCCGCGCGGGCTTTGACGCCGCTGCCGTGCGCGCCGCCGCCGAGGCAAGCCTCGCAGCGCACGTCGACGCCATGCGCCTACGGCTCGGCGCTGACATCGTGCGCACCCAGATCATCGCCGCGCTGCATGTCGAAGGCGTGCATCGGGTCGATCTTGTCGCACCGAATGCGGACACAGTTGTGCCTGAGCACGGCTGGGCGCATGCGGCCAGCGTGACCGTCACCGCCGGAGGGTATGCCAATGACTGACCGCCTCGCCCCGGATGTGATTGCGCTCGATGCGCGCTTTGGCCCGCTCTCCGATGCCACGCAGCGCATTGAGCGCTTGCCGCTCGATGGCCTCTTGACCTACCTGGTCGAGACCGTCCCAGCCGCCTTCCTTCCGGAGCTGGGGCGGCAGTTTCACATCGGCCCGATGGAGGGCTGGCAGTTCGTCAGCACGGATGCCGACCGCCGCCGCCTGATCCGCGAGGCGATCGCGCTGCATCGCAAAAAAGGCACGCCGTGGGCGCTGCGCCGCGCCTTCCAGATGGCGGGCTTCGGCGACCAAATGCGCCTCATCGAGGGCGCGCTCAACCGCCGCTACAACGGCACGATCTTTGCCGACGGCAGCGAGCGCTACGGTGGCCACACCTGGGCTGAGTTTCGCGTCGAGGCCGACCTGGGCGAAACCCAGGGCCTGTCGGCAGAAACCGCAGCGATGGCGCAGGCGCTGATCGCCGAGTGGAAGCCGGTCTCGCGTCACCTGACGAGCCTTGCATGGATTGTGCAGACCAGAGACACCGCGCCCAGTGCCGATGCCGCCACCGCCACCGCAGCATGGAGCGGCGAGAGCCTGCGCCCGTGGCGCAGGATGTATGACGGCGCGCACCGCTATGACCAGGGCGTATTGCTCGCCTTCAATGGAGCGACCCTTGCCGACGGCAGCCGCACCTACCAGGGCTGGGCCGCCAACGACAACCACTGGCGCGCAGGTGCGCCAGAGTCCGACACCACGCTTGCTGCTGTTTGGGCGGACGCGGATCGCCAGCAGCGTCTGCCGCTTTTTGACGGCGCAACGCAAGCCGACGGCGGCACCGACTACGGCGACTCTGCCCCTGTAGCAGACGATGCCGTGATGCCCATCACCGTCACGCGCTTCATTCGCTTCGACGGGCGCTATCGCTACGGCGCGGACAACATCTTCGACGGCACGGCGCGCTTCGACGGCAGCCGCCGCTATGTCGCCGGGCGCGTCGCGTCCGGCAATGAAATCACTTATCTGGAGGCCGCATGACCATGCACTTGTCTGACGCCGCCTACTTGCGCGGCCACTTCCACCTCGACATCCGACGCGCCGACGGCACGCTCATCGATTCCATCGACGAGGAAAACCTCATCGTCAACGGCGCGAAAGACCAACTCGCCCGCCTAGTGGGCGGCGACGGCACGAACCGGAAGATTACCCAGATCGGCTTTGGCACCGGCACCACGGAAGCCAGCCCGAACAACACCAGCCTCACCGGCGCATTCTGGAAGCCCGTCACCAGCGTGAGCTACCCGGCCACCGGGCAGGTGGCCTTTGCCTGGTCGCTCTCCACCGCCGAGGGCAACGGCCTGGCGATCACCGAGTTCGGCCTGCGCTGCGCCGACGGCACGCTGTTTGCGCGCAAGGTGCGCGCGCCGATCCACAAGTCCGACGACCTCGCGCTCACCGGTACCTGGACCATCATCTTCTAAGGAGCCCACCCTATGGCAAACGTCATCGAAGCCCCCGTATGGGAATCCGGTATCTACCGGATCGAAACCACTGACCCGATCCTGGGCGGTGAGACCGGTACCGCCAACATCCAGGCCAAGCAACTGGCCAACCGCACGCTCTGGCTCAAAGCCCGCGCTGACCAGGTAGACGCCGCTGCCTCCGGCTACGGCAGCCTGCAAGCGTGCCTGAACACGCTGCAATCGCAGGTAGAGGCGATCGGAACCGACATGGTCAACATGAACCACACCGCCGTCATGCAGGCGCTCTCGCTTGCGCACATGGCGCACGAGGCCATCGAGGCGCTGCGCTTCGGCCCATGGCAGCAGCGCGGCGAGATCGTTATCCGCAACCGCGGTGTCGTCAGCGGCTGCACGGTCACCAAATCCACCACCGCCGCGCGCAACCTCAACATCGCGCCGGGCGTGTGCTTCGCGGGTGGGCAGACCTACGCGGTCATCGAGGGCAACAACGCCGCCAGCGTCCCGGCCAACACCGCAACGACCACGGCGGTCGTGGTCAGCGCCTACCTCTACCCGCACAACGACGGCCAGACCTACCGGCTGGCCGTGACCACCATCGGCCAGGCTGTGCCGGACAACGGCATCGAAATCTACCGGCTCACCATCCCCGCCAACAACACCGACGCCACCGACCCAAACTTGACCAGTGTCATGCTCACCGACATGCGCCGCATCGAGGCCAACTTCCCAGACCTGCTGGACTCGCCGCCGTCCCTCTCGGTGTTTTTCGCCCGATCGATGCGCGGCACCGACTGGCGCATCAGCCTCGATGTGGTTTCCGCGATCGGCTTCGCCTGCGCCGATGACATCGTGATCACCAACCGCGCCACCAACGGCTGCACCCTCACGCTCGCCAGCGCTGCCGACAATGTGCGGGTGCGCTATCTCATCGAACGCCTCACCGACTAAAGGAGATCGCCATGCCCATGACCACCATCATTCAACCCGGCGCGCCGATTGCGCCTGTTGCCATCGCCGCCGACCGGCTTACCGTCGGCGACATCACCGTGGACTTCGCCGCCGAGCAGCAAGACACCGCCGCCGAGATCGTGATCCGCCACCACGCGGGCGCGTTCGTGCGCGGTGGTGACCAAGGAGCCATCGTCGCCATCGTGCGCATCCCCGCGCGGCGCTACACCGAGCAACCGGGCGATGCCGACCCGGTGACCGGCGAGCCGACCACCACCCGCGTGGCTGAGCCGCTCGATCCCAACGCCGTATCCGTCGAATTCTGGCCCTTTGCTGGCTAAAGAAAGGAGATAAACCATGCCCACCATCTTTGTCCGCGACGAACTCCGCGTCGCCGTCGAAGCCGCCACCGGCGGCCTGTGCACCGTCCATTACACCCAGTCCGGCCAGCCAAGTTATTTCCGCTGGATTCCGAAGTTCAACCTGGAAGACCTCGGCAGCGGCTACGGCACCGGCGTGCACCCGGCCTTCATCGTCGATGGCGTCGTGCGCGATGGCCTGTGGATCGGTATGTACCCCGGCATCGTGAAAAACGGGGAATTACTCTCGCTGCCCGGTGTCGATCCGACCGTAAGCCAGCCCTACACCTACTTCGTCAACGCCGCCCGCGCGTGCGGAGCGGGCTTCCACGTCATGACCAACGCCGAGTGGGCTGCCGTCGCGCTACTCACCGCCAAGTCTGGCGCGCAGCCGCGCGGCAATACCAATTGGGGCCGCGCGCATGACGCCACCTGGGAGACCGCCCGTCGCTTCGACGGCGGCACGCCAGGCGACACGTCCGGCACAGCGCGCGCGCTCACCGGCACCGGCCCGCTCACCTGGCGGCATGACGGCAGCCCGGCTGGGATTGCCGATCTGGTGGGGAACGTCTGGGAATTCACTCCCGGCTTGCGCTTGGTAGAGGGTGAAATCCAGGTGCTCGAAGCCAACAACGCAGCCACCGCCAGCGCCTTCGACGATAGCGCTCCGTGGAAAGCCATCCGCCTCTCCGACGGCGCGCTGGTCGCGCCTGGGACAGCGGGCACGGCCAAATACGACAGCCTCGTCGCCTACAGCGACAACGGCGTTGTCAACAACCTGGGCAGCTTACAGATCGACGACGTGGTGGATTTCCGCAACGGCCCGGCTGGCGACAACTCCAGCGGCTACGACTACAACATGATGGCGTTCAACTCGCTCGCTGCCGATACTGGTATCACCGTCCCCGCAGCGATGAAGGCGATCCTGCTCGCCCCAGGTAGTATGTCGGTCAATGGCAATATCTGGATGCGCAACCACGGTCAGCGCTATCCGATGCGCAGCGGCGACTGGGGCAGCGGCTCGTACGCTGGCCTCGGCGCGCTCGGCTTGAACACCGCCGCGTCGCACGCGAGCAGCTACATCGGTGCCCGCCTCGCGAAGGTGTGATGGGTCATGGAGCCGATGTGTTATGGTTCCCAGCCCGCGCCCGAGGCGCGGGCGCTCACACGGCAAGATGATGTATCCTGATGACAACGGACACTCTCGCTTGGTAAACTGCCAAGCAGGAGAGTGACAATGAAAAGACAACAGCGTTACACCCCGGAGTTTCGAGCCGAGGCGGTGAAACTGGTAACAGAACAGGGCCTATCCCAGGAGGCGGCGGCGAAGCGGCTGTCGATTCCCAAGGGGACACTGGCAAACTGGATAGCAGCCTTAAAGGCATCCAGCCATCCATCGGCGCCCGGTACGCGTTCAGCAGTTGAGCTGGAGGTCGAGAATACCCGGTTGCGCAAGGAGCTGGCAGAGACCCGCATGGAGCGTGACATCTTAAAAAAAGCGACGGCGTACTTTGCCAGGGAGTCGCTGCCCGGTACGCGTTCATGAAGCAATGGCGACTCCAATTTCCTATCGCGGTAATGAGCCGGCTGTTCGGCGTTTCGCGCAGCGGTTTTTACTCCTGGTTGACACGAGAGCCCTCACGACGCGCTAAAGAAGATGAGCGCCTCAAAGTGGCGATCAAGGCCGCTCATAAGCGCACTCGTGAGAGCTACAGTGCGCGGCGGTTGCAGCCGGAGCTGGCTGCTGACGGATTCAACGCCGGACGTGACCGCATTTCCCGGTTGCGCCGGGAGCTGGGCATACGCTGTCGGCAGAAACGCAAATTCAAGGCTACGACCAATTCAAAACACAATTTGCCGGTGGCGGAAAACCTGTTGGATCAAACATTTACCACCAGCGCGCCGAACGAAGTATGGGTTTCAGACATTACCTACATCCCTACCGGTGAGGGCTGGCTCTACCTTGCAGGGATTAAGGACCTATTCACCTGCGAAATCGTCGGATACGCCATGGCGGAACGCATGACACAGGAGTTGACCAGTCGGGCGCTATTCCGGGCGGCACAACAGAAACGCCCAGCGGTTGGACTTATCCACCATTCAGATCGTGGCAGTCAGTACTGCTCACACGACTACCGTAAACTCCTTGAACAGTTTGGTATGAGGGCTTCGATGTCACGCAAGGGCAACTGCTATGATAACGCACCGATGGAAAGCTTCTGGGGAAGCCTCAAGAATGAACTGGTGCATCATTGCCGCTACGCGACCAGGGCCGAGGCTGAAGCCTCCATCCGGGAGTACATCGAGATCTTCTACAACCGCCAACGGCGTCATTCGCGCCTTGGCTATTTATCGCCGGCCGTATTCTCACAATTTCATAGCATTCTGACAGCGGCCGCTTGAGATGCGAGTGTCCACTGTTGACAGGACACGTCATCACCGCCACACCAACACCAAACGGA